AGCCAAAATCGGAACTTATTCTCTCCCAAAGAAACGGTAATCCATATTCACCATTATATCTTAATTGCCAGGTACTATTCTCGAAGAAGACAATGAGAGTATTCTTGTAATAAGCTGCCGATTGTATTGCTTCATTAGTAGGAGCATCAATAAATCCACCGCGACCAGGAATATCAGTCTGCCAAGCTGTAACATTAGTTGGATCGCCAATAGCTGAGAATCTAGCTCTATTGTAGTAATTTAACGCTCCTGCTCTTCCTGAAGCAGTTGATCCTTCCCATGTGTTTAACATAATTAGTCGCCCATAATAAGGAAGAATAATCAATGCTTGCCAAAGATTTGTTCCTAATTTTGGAGGGCCAACTGCACTCACAGAAAGAAAGGGTGCGAAATCTATCCAGGTAAGACCGTCTGAGGTATATCTAATAGGATTTGCATCATTGTTTATAAAGTTAGTTACAAAAAAGAAGCGAGCCGTAGTTGTTGCACTTCCGGCAGTAAAGTTAGATGTCCAGAAGCCATTAAAGTTACCCCCAGACCAGATTGTGCCAGGTATATATTCCTGAAAAGAAGTACCATTCCAGGTGTAAGCGTACTTAATGTCAAATACAACGGCATCTTCGACATTTGGATAATTTTTTTCTCTTTGAGTGATTTCCATTACTGGCAGGCTAGGATAATATCCATAGGTCATAGTGACTGCTAAAGGGCCGACGTTAGCAGAGGATATAAGAGTAATAATGCCAGTCGTATAGTTAATGGAGGCAGCAGTTATTGGTGTCGCTCCTCCTGTTATAACAAAGATACCCGATCCAGTTGAGTCTGTGAGCGTTTGAGCGCCAATGACTAAAACTAATGGTTGAGCTACGGTTCCTTCGGCTAATTCAGCGTTTGATTCAGTTGCGGTTAATGCTCTATTAGAAAATATGAAACCACCAGAAGTATAAGTCAAACCTCCAGTATTAACTGGAACTGAGAATGTTGTAGGAGATAATACCGTTGCCACAAGAGGTACACCATTAAGCACTCCTGACATAGTGCCGACGATACCAGTTATTATCACATTATCTAGCGACGTTAATCCATGAGGGTAAGTTGTTGTAACAATAGCAGCAGCAGCTACACTAATAGTAGAGACAAAACTGGAGACGTTTAATAAACCTATTGTATTAGCTCCAATGGCTAACGTTATAGGAAAGCCGGTAACTGAAGCGAATAAACGCTCTAATCGCCCCAATAATGTTAAGCATTCACGCTTAATAACACGGTCACGATAGACGTAGGCATTATATAACTTAGTAAAAGCTTGATCAGGAACTAACCACGGTTTAACATTTTCAGTTAATCCGCTCATCTCACCGGCAATAAGTATCGGTTGCAAGCTCATTAGTTACCTATAGCAATGAAGTAGCAATCCACATTAGGACTTGAAGAACGACTAGCGGTATATTGTGTTTTACTATTAGCGATTACAGTTAAACTTCCGGTATTGGTGGTTTGATTGCCTGTAATAACATAACAATTGTTAGGGAAAGCAGTGGGAAAATTCGCTGGAGCGCCTGGAGCCTTAGCTGTCCACCATTGAATCATTAGACCACCAGGAAGCCAAGTATAGCCGTTAGTACCAGGTGCCGGTGTAGAAGTAGCGTCGGCAGATGTGCCTGTTAGTTGATAGATAGTTCCAGTTTTGCTTTGAGCGAAAAATAACTGAGGAAGAGTATTCGGAGCGACAAGTTTGGAGAATACGTTAAGATTACCAGCAGTCAGTCCGAGTAAAGTTGGATTAACGCTAAGGGTACTCATTGTTAGCAAATTATGCCAACCAGTTCCCAAGGTGTTAAAATCTACATGATTAACTGCGAACGAGTTAAAAGCGATGCTAAAATTGTCTCTGACCTGTGGTTTACTATTACCGAGTGTTTGACCATCTTGAGGAATTCCGACTTGATATGAGGACATAAAATCTCCTAGACAGAGCCGAACATTCCGGATCCCATGCCATAATTGTATTGTAATTGATCAGCGAACAATGTTTGGATACGTTGTGAACCGAGTTGTGCGTAAGTTCTTGTGTATGCTATGTCGTATCTTTCCTGTAGCATCTTGTCCATGAGAGCGACGCCGTCCATATCGAGTCTATCTTCGTATATTTTCTTAGCTGCTCCAACAGCGATAAGTTCCCACCATTCGTTTAGTTCTGCCGTTCCACCTTCAGCTGGCGTTGCCTGAAGCGCTTGAACTGGCTGCCTATATGTGACTAGCTCTACCGTGTATCCTTGGTCAGGAACAGGTCTTAGTGTTAGATTGTTCTGAAAGAATAGGATGCCTAAAGGTTGAGCTGGCGTTGCTTGAGTATATTGAACTGTGATTCCGTTACCGGCAGTTATTGCTGTAGGAGTAATGCCATCAGATGAGAAATAAAGGTTGCTTATTGTACCTGTACCATAATCAATGGTTCCATTAGTAGGTGGAGTTGCTAAAGCATCACTTAAGCAATTTCCGATTAGATTTCCATTTCCATCGTCAGTTACGTTCATGGTTACGCCATAAGAAACGTTAGCGGTAATCAGAATGTTGACACTACGGCCAGCAGGATAGTTTAAATTTGTCGGATCATTGGCGTAACTAGGTATCATTGGAACGCTGCTTAAAACGCCGTTATAAGGCCCAGCAGAGCCGTTACTATTGGTAAGCGTCACTATATTCTGCCAGTTAAAGTAAACGCCGTAGAACGACCAGGGATCATTCCAGAGCTGTACTTCTTTCTTAGCTACGTAACATGGCATTTCGAGTGTAGTATAATGTTCGCTATCAAACGTGTACGTATCTACGCCTTCTTGAGTGAAGAAAGTGTATTTATCCTTGAGCTTTAAACTCCTGAATTGTGCAGGTAAATCGTACAGGTAAAATGAGTTAACGTAATTATTTAACCCCATGGTTAAGCCGGGAGGTGGTCCTCCAGGAGGAGGCGCAGCACTTGTCCAAGATCCAGTATCAGGCAATTGAAAGGAAGTACCAGTAGCGGTAAGCTTCCGTATCTTCTGATAAATAAATGCTAAAGCTGTAGGTGCGTAAGCTGTCGTTGTCATTATGCTGCCAATGCATCCATAGGAGTAAATCTACATCTAGATATTTTCTGAAATATCTTCGGTGTACCTTTACCGGAATGCTGGTCAACAGGTTTGCTCATATCGTATTGTCTTACTTTCTTATATGTATTATTCAAGTGACGAACTAGGCCTATAGGCAAGTCACAGATCTCACCATGGGTAATATGAATAGTCCTAATTGGTTCACCAGGATAAAACCTTGTGGAGAAATCAAGCCAACCACCTTGAGCATCAGTGAATTCGAACATTCCTTTAACCAATTTTTCATCGGCTTTTCTCTTTTCTTTAATAAGTGATTCACTCTTCTCTTTACTAATTGTATTAACTGGCTTTTTATGTATTTCTTTTACTATCATGAATTTCCTTTTATTAAACCCCCCACGAAATTGTGAGGGGTATATTTACTAATTACTGATTATTGTACTCATCATACTTGTAAGCTTGCCATGACCAGCTATCACTTGTAGTGGTATTTGCGAACATGGTTGCTCCCATATGAATGACACGTACATTTCTATTGTCATAAGCATCCAGAAGATTAGTTCCTGGAGGATTTTGATTAGGGACTACGCCTGAACCAGCAGGAACCAACAATGAAACTGTAGGTGTTACAGCAGCAGCTGCTTGTGCCGAAGTTGGCAAAGTAAATGCTGTGAATCCTGAAGTATCAATATTGACTGTTACCTTTGAGCAGGCTGTAGTTGTAGCTTTTGTGACTACAGATACTACGCCTTTTAGTTTATTTAACTGGCTCATAGTAGATATCCCGTTTTCAGAAGCAGGAATTCTAAATGAAATCTCTTCTCCAACAGTGTAATCACAATCTTGAACTAGGTTTGCAACCATTGGGTTAGCCTGTGAGATGAAAGTGCATCTAGCAATACGAGGATACATTCTGTTAGGAATGACCTTAGTAACTGTTGCTGAAGTTCCATCTGCTGCAAAATGAGATGAATCCATGTCTAAAGTAATGCTAGTTGTTCCAGTAACGTTTACAACTTGGAATACAAAACCTGAAATCTGTTGCATACCAACAACGTTTGTTAATCGAACATAATCACCAATTGCAATAATTGGTCCAACAACGCCATCGTTAGTAACGGTAACAACTGTTACACCATTAGCTGATCCACGAGTCACCGCTGTAGCAGCTACTAATGGGGCAAATGTTGGTGGTGAAGCTGTATCGTAAGTGCTGATACCATCAGAAGTTAATTGGAATGAATTTAACGCCCCTGTAGTAACGGCTTCATGTAAACCTTTTGCGGTTCCTTGAGACATGGATCGTTCCCACCAAAATTCAATATCTTTAGCAGTAGCATTACCCCATTCGGTAATGTTTCTTAAAATAATGAAATCTGGAGGATTCTGGCTAATACATACAACATCTTGTGGTAAGCCAACTGTAGAGGTGAAAGTTCCTCCTGCGATCATTGAATATGGTAACATAAGAACCTCCTAAATACCTGTTGAACGTAAATTTTGAATCCAAAGGTCGTTTGTAATGCACTGACCTTGGTAAAACGAACAACCGGCAGTATGTCTAAGCATACAAGGGTCATTGTTATATCCTGGAGGAAGATAAATAAAGCGAGCCTTACCACCTGCTTGCCAGACTACTTTGTAAGCTTCTTTAGCTGTTACAAAACAGTTTGCAACGTCATTACCTAGCATAGAAGCGTTTGGTGAAACAGATCCTTGCTCAGAAATAAAGAAGCGGACGTTATTAACTCCACCCCATTCTGTTGACAAGGAAGAAACTCCCCCGTTAGCATATTGGAACTTGCGAACAAATCCTGAGATTCCGTTCATAATAGGAATCATACGAGTCGTTAACATACAACCGTAACTATCCCCAATTGGTGATGTTCCAAAGCGATTTTCTCCAGCGATTAGCTGAGTAATATATTCCCCTGAGTTACCTTGTAGAACAGTAACCACGTCGTCAACATCGCTTAACGCCATTTCCGTAGGGTTGTCCCCATTTCCACCACCCACACAATTGATTATACTCGCTGAGGACTCGAGATTATCTCTTTGCAGAGCGTCTTGAGTTTCTCTTAAAGCTTGGCCTAAACGTGCACTAGCAGAGTTAAGAACTGGATCTTCGTTGGTAATTGTAACTTGTCGAGTAAGAACCAAATAGGTCGCATAAACACGCACGCGACAGTCTACGTCGATACGGTTCAATTGCTGACTTGGTGGATTTGTTTGAGCATCGTCTAGCGGAACTTCAAACTCTTGAAGTCTGTCGTATCTACTTTGACGGTCGATAAAGCCTTGGTTGTCTGGTAATTCAACTGGAGATGCAAAAAGATTGTGAATCAAATTGAATTCCGGTGTAGACAACAGCTTCGCATTATAACGTTGCTGAATTTGTGGTGGCAACGTACTTATTGAAATTGTCATTTAAGTCTCCGATTTAGTAACCGGACTGACTCGCGTATTGCATCATTTCTTTATACAACTCTTTCTTCTGAGCATCTGTTATCTGGAAAGCTTGAGCCATGGGACGCTTCTCATAAACTTGCGGAGAGGTAATAGTCTTAGAATTCTCGGCAATTTTGTTCTGAGCATCCTTGGACCTACGAGCATCCGGAGCAGACGATTGAAGGTTTAGAGCCTTGATGTAGTTATAGCTTTGTAATCCAATCTTATATGGATCTTTAAGCTCTGCAATTGTGTCAGCCAGTTCTGGATTGTTTTCTTCTAATAAAGCCAATGTTTCTGGATTAACAATGTCGTCGAAGTCGGAATATTGACGTTTTAGCCTGTCTAGAAATTGACTGTTTCTTTGCTCTTGAAACATGCGATCGGTTTCTCGCTTAACTGTTTCTTGAGCAATTTTAGTAGCCCTTTTCTCTACTAGCTTGTCGATCTTTGACTTATTGATGTATTCATCACCGCCAATTGAATCGAGTTCGTCTACTTCTTCCTGTTTAGCCGGCATCATGGTAAGCATTCGATTTCGAATCTCTCTCTCCATGGCAAGTTCTTGTTCTAATTGTTCTGTCTTTTTCCTGAGTCTTGCGAAGTTCTCTTTTTGAGGACTAGGCACCACTACAGGAGCGACTACTGCTTCAGTTTCTTGAGGTACGACCTCTGGGAGCACGTTGTCTGAAATTTCTGCTGTCATGAAATCCTTAATTATGCGTTAGATGAATTCGCTATTTGCATCTCATTTACCTATTAGTAAATGTTCTAATTGCAAAGTAATAAGAAATAATTTTATGGTGGAAATAAAAATGGAAGTATTATGACGATTTGTAATTCATGTAATGTTAAATATGAGATAAAGGATTTTTACGGAAAGGAGTATTGTTATAAATGTACTTATCAAAGTAAACTTAAACTAATAAAAGTAACTAAAAAGATAAGAAAATGTGGGATTTGTAATGAAATACTACCAAGAAATAGATGGAAGTATTGTTGTGAGAAATGTGCTTTGATAGGACAGAATATAAAAAAAGCTGAGTTTTGGAAACGTAACTTAAGAGATGTTAAATTAAAGAATTACTATAGGAATAATATATGTCGATAACAAATAATAATAAATCAAGATTTGGTGATAGAGATACAGTAGGTAAAATATACCGTGATGCTGCTATTAACAATACGGAAGATAAAGTAACTGTAGGAGATATGACAAATGAGATATTATCCTCATTAGTAGAAGATTTAAACGATGTAATAGAAAGCAAACCATATGATAATAGAAAATCATATTTTATTAGCGTTGTAGATAAGAAAGAGTTAACTATGAAGAGAGCAATAGCGCGTAGCATGCAAGTAAGTGTTTATCGTCCATGGCCAGAGGATGACACAACGGTATTTCATGTTAATCCAGCAAGCAATGAGGTTCATTTTTGTTGGTGCATACCGCATTCTACGGAGATTCACAACATGATTGCGAACGAAAATCTATTCGATCCGAATCTTATTATGAAACTCAAGGCGTGGCGTAACGTGGATTTATACCATTTTGGTTTCATTAAGAATGATAAAGGAGAGTGGGAAGGTGTTCGTACTGCTCATAAGAATGATGTGCTACTTAAGATTAAGCAGCCGATTGGAAGTAAAATCTTATTGGCATAAAAATACCCTTAAGCGGACCTTTTCATCCACAATCCCATTTGATTGTGATAAAACGCTTAAGGGCAAAAGATCATAAAAAAACCCCGAAACTATCTAGTACAAGTAGATAGATCGAGGTCAAACAGGAGTTCATTACGAACTATGAGGTGAAGCATATCTTTCGCACTCATTTTTGTCCACTTTATTCTGGTAATACTCGCGAGATCTAGCTTTTGCTTGCGCCCAATCAGGATACATGGATTCTATTAAAGCTTCGAAATCTTGATCGTTAACTATCATAAAATCTCCGATTTAAAATTAAGGAAGGTGGGACTCGAACCCACGACACTGCATGAAAACGGATTAACCACCGCTCATCGCCTCTCTAACCAACTGAATTACTTCCTTTAAATGCCTCTGGACGGCTCGAACGTCCGACCCTCTGAGCCAAAGTCAGATGTTCTACCACTGAACTAAGAGGCAGTAATGGCAGAGGCAGGAATTGCACCTGCGACCTCTCGGATACAATCCAAGGCTCTCTACTGCGCTACTCCGCCGTAAATGACATAAGCTATTGTCACGAGTTTCACGTGACGCTCTCTCCACAGTTTCGCTCTGCATTAGAGTATGCTTGCTCTATTAGGCTTATGTCGGAATATTAAATAATATATTGGTAATTTTAATGCAAAAGAAAATGAGCGTTATTGACAGGAAACGCCCAATCCCGATTTTAATATACCTCGATTGGTACATAAAAAAAAGGGGCGTTTTAAGCCCCCAACACCTTCTACCGCGCGAACGTCTGGGATCCCCCTGACGAATAGAAGAGTTTATTGCTTTGGAGTATTTAATGTCATAGTAATGCCCGACTTCAAGCCAGCCATTTGTTCTCTTCGGTCAGCAGATTTTTCTGCATATGTAGCATTCTTATATGTTTTCATATCGACGCTAATTGGACCTTTTTGAATTTCTACTTTTTTAGCCATTACGAATATCTACCTTTGTATGCATGTGATTTGATTTCACTGCATTCTTTAGCTTGAAATGCATTCTGTCTTTCCATGTAATCTAAAGTTTTTGAAAACCCTTCTTGAGAATAATCGCTAGATGGTTTTTGAATATCTTCTACCATAGGAGACATTTCGCCTTGCACTTTTCCTTTTTCGCCCATGTTTCTTGCCATAGCTACGCTACCTTTAATTTTGATTGTTCAACCGGTTGTTGTTTTATCTTAGTGGCGTCAGCATCTTGCTCGCCTTCTAATCTGTGTACAATATCGAGATACTGAGAAATTTGATTCAGATCAATAGTTTGCAATTCTTTAACGGCTTTAACTAAATTAAGAACGGCAGCAGATTTATCTTCTTCAGCCCGTTGTATTCTCTCTACATTTAACGCCTTGTCTAGTTGAATCTTAGCACGACGCTCATCGGCCAAACCAAGTTGGCTTTCACTATAAGCATCCTTGGTTCTATTTTCGACTCGCATTTGTTCCATTTGGAGCGCTTCGATCTTCTCTGCTTTTTCACTGGCTGCTTTTTGATTAGCTTGGATTTTCTCAATGATGCGATCCTTATTCTGGATTTGCATAACTTCAATTATTTCATCGTTAGGCATCATGTCGCCCAGAATCTCTTTCAGATTAAGCAGCTTCGCCATTTCCATTTGCTGTTGAGTTTCTGTTAATACTCCTTGAACGACTTTACATCCATATTTAAAAAATAGCTTGTTGTCAAACTCAGCACTTGGCTCTTCACCGGTAACTTGCTTTATCTTACCATAAGTCCAGTTTTTCTGTATCATTTCGCATATAATTTCACCGCATTGTCGTTGTGCTCCGTCAAACTGGTCAAAAAGACGCTGCAACGTGCTTATACCGTTGTTATGAGCCAGCATTGATATGATACCAGCCTTAGCATCGATATCCTTTCCTAGCATCACGTCTGTGACTCCTGATATCTGCTGCATAGTATCTGACAGCATTTGCTCCATTTGAATCATGACGGGAGATGGTGGATGAATGTCCATTTGTTCTACGTCGCTCATTTGCATATGAGAATCGATAGTAAGAACTCGCCCGTGACCTTGGTTTAACGCATCTGTCGGTGTTACCAATGCCCCTTTCTTAACTTTAAGACCTTGTTGTTGCGATTCTAGAATATCTAAATCGGCAACTTTGCGCCTGTTGAATAGGTACTGGCAATCTCTTAGGTCGCGAACGACACCACGGAACTTATACGCGTAGTAAGCCGTATCAGGAGTAAAGTAACCCAAGAAGGGCACATAAGGGTAACGATCGATTTTATAAGGATTTGCTTCATCAATTACCAGCCTGTCGTTTAATATTACGGATCTGCGAACTGTCGGTTTTGGCTTCTTAATAACAGCGAGTTTCTTACCCATGGTACGCATGATAATGTTTAGGTCATCTTCGGAGCCATTAAACTCTTGCGTTTCGTTAGTTTTAGTATCTACCAAATATGTAGCAGGCCGGCTAGTTAAATACCAGTATTCATCGAAGGCTATTAGGTTCGGGAATTGTATCTGGTATACTTCAGGCATATAGTAGAATTTATCATCCCTATATGTCCCCGGTCCCATTGACATGATTTGATCGCCAATCTCTGGGTGTAAAACGGCAGCTTCGTGTCTATCATAGAAAGTGCGCGTCCAGAAAAAGCGCATGTCAGAAGCATCTGTACGCCTAAAGTACGGGTCAAATAGGCATGACTTCATATCGATATATTTAAGCTTGATATCTCCGCTAATAGGATCGCAACTAGTATCTTTGTAAATACCAACCCATCCAAGTCCTTGAGTCAATGCGCCTTGTTCAAAGGCGTCGGAGTATATTTGGTAACCAGAATTGCCATGAACGTAGAATAGGCATTTTGTCAATATATCGGCAGTTTTCTGAACTGGACTATGAACGGCTATGCACTCGGTAGATTTTCGGTTTCGTCTCTGATAGCCCGATATCATTTGAATTTGTGCATTTATTAGATTAAAATTGAATATTTTTCGGCGGTATGTAGCGACGCCGGGGAATATTAGCCCCCAGATATCCTGATCACCCATGGCAAAGCGTTGGTCGAGGTCAGCTTGATACCATTGAGTTTGCAGTATGTTTATACAATCTGTATAATTTTTCTCCATCGACATGCGAATGGAGGTATCTATTGAGCCTTCAGGCCAGAATATAGGATCATTATTTCTCATGACCCTATAGTGAGAAGAATATTTAATTAATTAAATAGCAGGAATAGTTATTTCTAATTGGCCACTTGTTTTAGTTTCTTCTTTAATCATGTCGGAAGATTCGCCTTCTGACTGAGCTACATTTAAACTTAGAGTGCATGACGCGAGGTAGAAAAGAACGGAATACGTTACTATTGAAATAAAAATGATACCTAAAACTTCTGAAACTGACTTCATGTTTAAACTTCCTTATTCATGTTTTTAGAAATTCCACCACGTGACATGGCAATAATACCTTTCATTTCGAGCATCATAGAGTTAAGACGTCTAGCATTATCTTCTAACTTTTCAAATAATAAGTTTATTTTTGAGTCTATTTGTCCTAAAGCTGTATTATACTTATCGAAATTAGGATCGGACAACTTCCTTTGAATAGAATAAACGGCATCTTCTAATATTTCTATTTGGTCTTTTTGGTGCATTTCTTCGCATTTGCAATCTAAACAATGCTCTCCGCAATCATCACATTCACCGCTCATGACATAACCTTTGTTTTTTTAGGGAAATTAATAACATCAATTGCATCGTACCAATATCGTAAAGGAATATTGGCTTGATAAGTTTTCTTATCGCCTTGATTATACCAAGTGTCGCCATTCCAAACATAGAGAGGAGGATCATTTCGGCTTATCCATTGCATTAGGCGATTTTACGTCCATCTTCATAATTTAGGTTGATAACTTTAAAGCTAATAGGCCGACCTGTGTCACCTATGTTATTCTGCGTTCTAACTACCACTCCTTCGCATGGAATACCGTCACTATACCAAGTGTCCCCTAATGATCCTATGTCCCTGTAGTTGAAATTAGACCCCATCCTGAGGATTTCAGCCATTGGCATGCCAAGCTTGATGCAAAGATAAACCAACTCATGTAAGTCAAGATATCGTCGTTCTTCAATGTTATAGCCTGAGAATACGAAAGCGCTAATTTCCTTTAGCTGCATCGGATTACCCTGAATACCTGGCCCGGCAGTTTCCCATTGGATAGCGATACTTTCCATGAGGTTTTCTGGCAAGTTGTATTTTTTTGCCATAGACCAATAGCCATTGGAGTCCGACTCTTTTAATTGCAAGTTACGCGAGCAAAGCCCGAACTCGCCATTATACTTAAATGCTGTTGTCGAAGATCCGTCAATTTTCATTGTAACATAGAACGGTTGACCTTTCATAGCCTTTACAAGACTCGGCTCTCTTTGCCAGTTAGGCTCATCTGTTTTAGGTATAAAGCCAGGGAAATCACCCAAAGCCACGCCATTAAGATGTGCAGGCAGTATTTTCTCATATTTCGTAACTCCTAATCGTTGTGTTACATCTGTTCCGACAATATCAATCCAACCGAAATGCATTTCTGTTATCAATACTTCGGATTTAGCTCCACGAAACCGGCACATACGTACACGCCAATTGAATTTCTCCATAAAGGCTAACTCCTTAGACTCCGGAATAATAGAGTCCGGAAGATAAACGACGCAAAGCCCACCTTTCGAGTGAATTCCTTTTTGGACTATGCCACACCACTTTCCCCCTTCACCACAAACTACTGTAGCCGATTCTATTCTATCAGCGCCTTCAACGGGATCAATATTAACTATTTTACCAACATATGCTAATTTTTCACTCATTCTTTTATTTCCTTTATTATTCCACAAATACAAAGACAAATTATAAATACCGCAAACGGATGATTTAATAATAAAATTAATATTTCCAATTACTTCCTATATGCTTTTTCATTTTCCCAATATTGTTTACCATCATCCGGACGCCAATGCCAACTATGCTCTAATTTCTTATATAATGCTCCAGAGACTAATTCCTCAATAGAACCTAACCATCGTCGGCATCTTCTCGTCATGGCTTTCTTATAAAACC